GGTGTTGCAGCCGATCCGGAGCCACATTGGCAAACGCTTGGCACATTGCCTTGAGGATCAACACTTGTCGTCGCTAGTGCCCAGGCTCGCGGACCCCCGGACCGCGAAGACCCTAGCCTCAAAAGGGATCGGGCCACACATTCTCTCATCATAATCACCATATTTCATGGCGTGCAGAAACGTAAGTCCTTCAAGTGTCCATGGCCCCTGTGATTCGGGGATATTCTTAGGCCAATTGGCGTATTCTTTCTTCCGGGGATCTGAGAGAAATTATGATAACATGGACGCTGTAAAGAGATATTTCCTTGCACCTGTGCGAGCCGTTTCTAGGTTTTGCCGGGCTGTAGCGGCGACCACCGCTGCGTCCGATGACGCTGATGCATTCCACGCTTTGTGGGCAGTGGCATGGGAGGGTGGGGATGTAGTGTCACCGGCTCCAATGTCGGTGAACCCTGCTGTGGGTATTGTGCAGTTTGTTGACACAACTGAGGTTGCTGTGGTTTCGGAGGATGGGGCATTAGCCGAGATGGCCCCTAGCTACCCGGAGAATTTTAAGGCATGCGACAGAGGCCCATTGGGGCGTAGGGCTTCGGCCTTCAAGCGATATTGGGTCGCTCGCGTGCATGAGCAATACCCCCGGGTGGTTGGTAATTGGGACGACGCAGCATTGGCATGTACCAGGATCTTCCTGTGCAAGGCCATGCGCGAGCCCCGCGACTACTATGTTACAGACGTGGTCAACGGCAGACCGACCAAGCGGAAGGTCCACCGGTTGGGGATGACCACAACACAGATAGCCGAGTGTGTCGATTGGATTGTCACAGCTGCCCACATTGGTACCCCCGCGCAGGCTATGCAGCGGGAGATCAGGCGGGGGTTGAAACCCAACTGGCTAATGCGCGTGTTTGGCGTGCACGATTACGCAGGCAGTTGGTAGAGGGGCCCATCTTGGCTCGAGCCAGTGAGTCATAAAGGCTACTCACTCTCGGGTGTATCCACCAAGATGAGGGTGCCTAGGGATAGACGTTTCCCTAAAAGGTGTGTTGCGAATCCTCTTGGGTTACCTGGGTTTGGCGCTATCGTGTCGCACAGCAACACGGTTGGTAACATGCAATGGGCGTTGAGGGAGCGTGTTTTAGGATCTCTCATCAATGGTGAGTGGGTCCCAACACACAGGTCCCGAGAGCCCTTTGCAGATGCTGAAATGCTAAGGCTTCGACGGCGCATTCAAGGTTATGTGGGGAAGGTGTCACCTATCACGTACGATGAATATTGTGCGAAGTATACGGGACTACGTAGAGCCACTTACTTAAATGCAAAGAAGAGCCTCGAATCGAAACCGTTGTGTGTTGAGGACGCATATCTGAACACGTTCCTCAAGGCTGAGAAGTGGCCTGAGGTGAAAGCGCCGCGCGTGATTAGTCCGCGCAGCCCCAGATTCCTCTTGGCGATGGGCGTTTACATACACCCGCTGGAACACCGCATCTACCGTGGGTTCCGCAAGGTGCTTGGATACCCCACCATCATGAAGGGACTTGACCAAGAGGAGAGGGCGACTGTAGCACACGATCACTGGCACCATTTTACTAATCCCGTGGCGGTAGGCTTAGACGCCTCCAAGTTTGATCAGCACACATCCAAGAAGGCTTTGCAGTTTGAGCATGGGTTTTATCTTCACGCTCATAGCAATTGCCCTGAGTTAGCCAAGATGTGCTCTTGGCAGCTGGTAAATCGGTGCTTTGCTAACTTGGACGACGGCAAGGTCAGCTGGGCCACCAATGGTGGGCGAATGTCTGGGGACGTTAACACGGCCCTAGGCAATTGCCTGCTGTCAGCCACCATGCTGGCCTCTTGGGCGAAGCATGTGGGGGTCAAGATTAGGATGATGGTCGATGGTGACGACTGTGTGGCTTTCATGGAGCGAGGCGATTACGCTCGATTCATGGATGGTTTAGCTGCATGGTATCTGAAGCGGGGTTATCGCATGAAGGTGGAAGGGCCATACACTTCGTTGCATGAGGTTGAGTTTTGCCAGAGC